CTTTATGTAATGGATAATCAAAATCCAGTGGTACACGCTTCAATTCTCTTCCCATGTTTCTCCTCTCTGTTCCTAAAATTTCAGTTTACCAAAGCATTAAGTCCTGCTTATCGTCAAAAGAATAATCGGTTATCTCATGTGCAACTCCGTCTTCGTCTACAAAGTATATCTCCGAATTGTCGTTGCTTTCTTTTAATTCCCCATCTTCTATTAAACCTTTCAAAAACATATAAAGTGCATATGCACCTACAGGATTCTCCATAGTTCTTTCCTCCAATTCTTCCTGGCTATATTTCCGATAGCTGATTCCGTAATTCGTAAATCCACCGGACTGATATGTTATAAGTCGTGACATTTTGTTCCTCTTTCACTCCAAATGTGCTGTCCAGTGCCGGATATCTACCGGGTCAATCACTTCAGCACATTTAGGACATATAGGATATAAACCTTTTTTGTAGTTTTCGTCCATTTCCCGGAATGTTTTATTTCTCCGCATTCGATTGAATTCTGCGTCTGCCATTTCTCCGTATAGCTTAGCTTTAGATAGCATTTTTCGCTGTGTATCCTCCACCAGCTCATACCGCCTCGCCAGCGTAACCAGAGCATCAAATGCATCTACCGTAGCACCGCAATCCTGACAGCTTACGATCCGGTTTACCGTATCAATCTCGTAATGAGGTGGATCGCATTTGCACAGCTTTTCTCTCCCTCTTTCGATTTTTGCCAGGCTGAAAGAAATAATCTCATTGTCCATAGTATTCCTCCACTAAATCCTAAAATATGTTCAGTTTCTTCTTAAAATCTTTAACATATCCTCTAATCCTTGCTGATATCCATTGTAAATATCCTGTGCTTTTTGAACTTCGGCATTACACTTAATTCTTGCATTATGTTCCAGTTCATCCGCTTTCCGTTCAATTTCTTCATACTCTTTTTTATCCATCTACTTTTCCTCCGTTAAATCCTAATATTTCAGTTTAATCAAATCTCTTATCATATTTTTTATCTTCTACAAGGTCAACATCTGTATAATTATCAAGGCATTTCTCATAATGCCCCTCTTGCTTAGTAATTCCTGAATATGTTTCATACGGATTAGGAAGATTATGTTTTTTACAACATTCATAGCAGATTACAAAACTTCTAGTTTTTTCTCTATTTCCATACGGTTCATTATCTGTATGATACCTTGCAAAATTTTGAAAAGGTGTCATAGACAGTAGCGTTGCTGTTCTATCGCAATCCTTACCACAAAAATCACATATAGCGTGTATCATGCTCATTACCTCTCTTTCTCTACTAAATCCTAAGTTAGTTATCTTCGTCACCTACGTATATTGCCAAGCATCCCATTGCATCTGACAAAAATTCCATGTCCTCCTCATCGGTGCTGACCCGCTCTTCTGGATACCTGCTACCGCAATACGGACAACATATTCTCTGACCTTTAGTATTTGCCTTTTCTACCGCCGCTCTTCCCACTATGAATTCATCACCGCAGGAGCCACAGTGAAACTTTACCAAATCATCTGCATACATTCCTTTTTCCCATCTGTCATCTCGATACATTACCTCTCCTCCAGTCCTAATTTAGCTTATTAACCGCTGTCCGCATTTCGGGCAGTATGCATCGTTCACTTCTGCGTCATTGCATCCGTTTTCCTGTAAGCAGTTGGGGCAGATGTATTCGTCCACATGGATCTCGCGGACTTTCATAGGGATCTGCTTCCTAAGAGCCTTTATTCCCATTTGTGCGGCTACATAAGTCTCATCTGCCACAGGGCAGCAATGCCAGCTATTCAATTCTTCTATTGCGTCGCTAATTGGAGTAATATCCATAAGTCCAACAACCTGATCCGTCGCTTGTCCTGTGTACAACGCATATTCATTCATAATTATTTGGATTATGCAATTATCACAATCACCTGTACAAGACTCAGATCCCTCGCACGGCATCTCTACATCGTCCGGGACGCTTTCTCTTCCGCTTGTAGCCGGATTGGTCATGGTGCAGCATTCTTCCGGTACCCAGACTCCTTCATCAAATTCAACCATTTTTATCATTCTGCTACCTCCTTCGTTATTTCCTAAGTTAGTTTATCTTCGTCACCTACGTATATTGCCAAGCATCCCATTGCGTCTGACAAAAATTCCATGTCCTCTCCATCGGTGCTTACCCGCTCTTCCGGATACCTGCTGCCACAATACGGACAGCATATGTTATGACCTTTAGTATTTGCTTTTTCTACCGCTGTTCTCCCCGCTATAAATTCATCACCGCATGAGCTGCAGCGGAACTTTACCAAGTCATCTGCATACATTCCTTTTTCCCATCTATCATCTCGATACATTACGCCTCCTCCATTCCTAAGTTAACTCTTCATCCCTATCCACTATGTCTACGACTCCATAAGGTGACATATCTTCCAGCTTATCTTCTAATTTCTCGCACTCTGTTTTATGTTTGCAGTTATTGCAGTTAATCAGTATTGATTTACAATATTCTGCCAGTTCTCGTACTTTCATTCTTCACTACTCCTTTACCATCCGATGATACAGTAACCTGGCATCAGTCCATATTCCGGTACATCCCGGAGCACATACCGGATCCGGCGTACTTCTGTCCGGCCAGTGTATTCTCCGTTTTCCCACTCCATTAAGATCAGGACATCCCCCGGCTGTACATCATCTTCATCTTTTCTCAGCTCAAAGTTCTTCTTTTCCTCCCGGACTGCCTGGAAGTACTTCGGCAGTATTTTCTTCTCCACTGTCTTCATTCTTCTTTTTCCTCTTCTTTCGGTATTTTTCCGGATCATAGTCCGGATTGAAGGAGCTGCGTGTCATGGATATGCTCTCTTTCCGCTGATCCTTTGCATATGATCTACGCATGGTCTCTATTTCCGGATCCTGGTTCTCCAATCCCATTGTCAGGAGATCTCCGTAAGAAAAGCTCCGGCGGAATCCTGTCTTTTTATCCCTGGTCAGCACGTTCCTTGGGTAAACTCCTATGACTTCGTATTCGCAGTATTTGCTCGCGCGGCCGATACGATCCTCGTCATTTATTTTGATCTTTATGGTGTCTCCTATATGTACATTATGGATGCGCGGCGTAGGATCCGGCAGAAGATTGCCGTCCCAGTCCTTATACTCCTGCATGGTTGTCTCCTTCCTGGGCGACTGCTGCCTCTTGGTATCAGCGGTCGCCCCGTGGCTTCGTTTACAGTGTCTATTGTGATTCACTTTGTCCAAAAGGCTTATTGATTTTTCTGGACCGCCAGTGCTTTCTGTACTGCAGCATAGTAATTATTCACTCCGGCAATCAGGATCTCCGTCTCGGTCTTTCCCATTTTTTCTGCGCAGTACTCTAATTTTCGCTTTTCCTCCGGAGTCATCCGGATGATCTTGCTTATTGTTCTGCTTTTCATCTCTGTGCTCCTTCGTGTATATACAAATTTGTATATACATTATCCCCACTTGTTATAAATCAGAGCATCCTCGTTCCAGTCCGGGTAATGATCCTGCAGGTACTGCCTAAACATCTGCAGCATCTCCTCCCGTCTGCCCTTGTTGCCATTGTCCAGCATCTCATGGTGACTTTGGCAACCCAGTGCTCCATTCTGCGGGATCCCAAGACCACCCCGGGAGCGCGGTATGTAGTGCATGATGCTCTGCAGCTGCTGACCGTACCAGGTGACATCCTCCATGTGATATCCCATACGGCAAAAGATGCACTGGTACAGATCCCGCTCCTTGATGCTCTGACGAGAGGCGGCATTAAACTCCCTCGCTCTCGCCTGTTTCGACATCTTCGGCATTCTGTCTGCCTCCTTTTCTGAGTTCTTCCAGTCTATCCAGGTATCCGGAGATATCTTTCACCTGCACTCGCGCCGCGCTGATCAGATCCATCTCTGCGTAACGTACCAGATTATCCACTGCTCCACGGATGGACTGGAGATAAGCTGTGCGCTGGTCTCCTTTAGATGGGCAATATTGCGGAAAGTCGTTTTCAAGGTCTGTCTGTCCCGGTACCTGCTCTTCCGTACCCATGGTGTCGGTATTCTGATTATCCGCGTCAGTTTCTCGGGAGGACGAGTCATTTACCTGTGTTTGCGGCTCTTCCGGTGCCGGATCCGGTGCGGCTCCCGGGATGGTCATCTGCTCCGGCTTCTTGTCCGGCTCCTTCGGCTTTTTCTTCGGTTCTGTGTTTGCTTTGGTCACACGGGATTCCTTACGCTTTTCAGGTTTCTTCTCTTTCGGAGTCTCATCCGGTTGCACCGGTGCAATTTCCGGTTCTTCCGGTGTTAAGTCCTCGCCATATAACATCTTGTACTGCTCCTCAGGACTGCTGCCTCCATCTACGAGTGACCGTACTGCAAGGCATATCTGATCTTCTGTGTATTTACTCCGCTCCAACGTCTTCAAATTCACGATGGTAGCTCCATCAGAATTAACAATAATCTGCGTGCGGCGCTCTCCCGGGATCCGGACGGTATACACTGCGTCTCCCTGCGGAATCAGTACATCTATGATCTCTGCATTATTTCTGTTTCCGCTTGCTGTTTCCATAAAGCATACCATCCACAGCTTCCGGAAGAGATCTTCCTGCTCCTTACCCAGCTGCCAGAGGTTTCTTTCCAAGGGTGATCCCTCCGGTGGAAGCATGGGCTTGTCCGTTACGGCTGCTGCCTCTGCCTTCTCTATCTCCACCTCAATATCCGTGACCTTGCTCTCAGCATCCACCTCGTCCTTTATGTCCTGAATCTCTGCCTTGGACAACGTAGGCGGAAGTACCTCGTTGATCTCGTCGGGAATCTGCAACATCAATGTAAGTTTTGCGTATCCAAATCCCTTGTAGCTCGTGAGCAGATGATCAGAGTAGCCATCCTCAGAAAATCTGTCATTGATACTGATAAAGCGGCTTACCTGTGTCTTATCTATGCCATATTCTGCCTTGGCAAAGTCTGTCACAGTTGCATATCCGCTCTCTGCCAATATATTTGTGTCTCTGGCTACCTTGAGCAGATAGCCGATCTGTACAAAATCCTCTGCTGTCCGGGTGAGAACTGCATCCAGCTCCTGTTTATATTCCTGATATGTTTTTGTGTATTCCATTAATTCCATCAGATCACCTCCATAAAGTCACTCTCCAGAGCA